TTTGTTGTAAATTAAAAGTGACTTCAAAAATATGATGAGATTTTTAAATATAAATGGGACATTATGCCGTTTATTTATATAACGGCATAATGTCCCGGATGGTTTTGTTGGTTTGAGAAGGTTTTATTTATTGATATAATTTAATTAAATTAACAATCATATCTGATTCTCTATAACTTCGATGATGGTGTTTTTTCCAATGATCTACTTTTGTATAATTTTTAGTTAATTTAGGATATTTTAAATCTGGATTTAATTTTATTATATTTTTTATATCTAATAATGCTTTTTGCCGTTCCTTTATCGCATATTTAAAAATTAGTGTTCTTTCATAATTATCTAATCTCTCAATAAAATATATATTTTCGACTAAATGTCTATAATATTCGAATACTTGTTTAGTATTGAACATTCTTTTTTGATAACTTTCAGCAAATTCAATTACATCTTCGGGTGTATGAATTTCTTTTTTTGTGATTTTGTTAAATTTATTAAGTTTTAATTGATCTTGAAAACAAATTTCATAATATTCTTTCGCTGTCATAATAATTTTATTTAAAGGTTAATAATTTTTATAATCTTAATATCCCTGTGAAATTATAATAGTTTTATAACTATACAATCAGTCCCTTTTGGAAAATCTTTTACTGGAAATCGCAATACCTGACCCTTAAAACCAGAAGGCATATTTAATATCAACGGTTTTTTAAATTTAGTACGATCTTTATCTACATCCATTTTCATTTCTGTTTTTCTTATTTCCATTTTTAAAAGTATTGTGTTTAACAAGCAGTTATAAAACTTACTTGTTAATCTATTAATAAATTTAAAACGTTCTACATCGACACGTTTCATGTCGCCATTTATTGTCATTGTTTCTATTTATCACGGACCCGCTGCATTTTATTCTCATTTTTTATGTTCCGGTTTTTTACGAAAAATGAAAATCATTTTTTTTGTGATTTCATTCGATTATTTTTCACACGCCGGAAACTATCCCAGTTTGAGTATTTATATTTCCCAAAATATTTTTTATAGGTATTTTCGGTTTCTTCGTAGGCTTCTTTATTGGTTTTTAAATCATCACGACCAAGGTTTTCAAAGTATTTTTTCTCAAAACCACGAGATGTAAGTAAATTTATTGCTTCAGGATTGATTTTTTTCTTTGTTTTCATAGTTAAAGTCCTTTATTTTTATAAATTTCGTTGATATCTGGCTCGCTGTCACCTGTCATATACACACAAAGTGCTATAATTAAAGCAACAATACCATCAATTTTGTTTTTACTTTTGGATTTATCAGGCCGAATATTGTCATTTGTATCTCTGACAAGCATAATATTACTCATCATCCACCTGAGAATCGGGTTCCCGGCATGATTTATTAATAATTCCATGATTAATCGTTCCAGTTCCTTTGTTGGAGCAGAAATTACAGACATATACATTGAAACAGGATCGAATGTTTCAATTCCTTCTTCCTGTAAATCTATAACTAACTGAGAGGCATTCCATTTATCGAAGCCGATCATTTGAATATCTAAATCTTCATCGAGCTCAATAATTTTCTTTTTAATGATATTATAATCTGTGACGTTTCCGGGAGTTGCTTCAATTAATCCTTGTCTGATCCAGTCGTTATAATTAACATCAACTGAAACAGATCGAGCTTTGGCGGTTTCTTCAGGTAACCAAAAAAACGGAACCACATCAAATCCCTCACCTTCCAACCATGGAAATATTAAAACTAATGCTGATAAATCGCGGATGGAGGCAAGGTCTAAACCTGCATAACATTTTCGTCCCTTGTATTTTGATAAATCAATTTTTCCAAGATCACATTTCATATAATCAATATCCGAAAGCCATGTCGTTTCGCTCGATGTCCATTGATTTAAATGTAACCGCCTGAATGTATCTTCGAAGCTCGGATTATTTTTAACAACATTAATTTGCTCTTTTATGTATGCTTTTTTTACAATAGAGCCATAACCGGGATTTGCAATTTTCCAAGTTTCTTCTGAATAAATATCCATCTCTTTGCCAACTGTGTATATTACCGGGAGGAATGTATCATCTTCAATTATACCATCTCTAACTTTTACAGCATAATCATGCATTTCGAAACAAATACTTTGCTTATCGAAGCCCGCAGTAGTCAATAAAATGATTAATGGTTGGCGGCGTGAACCAACTGAGGTTGTTAAAACATCATATAATTCACGGTTTGGTTGTGTATGGAGTTCATCAAAGATAATTCCATGAGCATTAAAGCCATGTTTTGTCCTGGCATCAGCCGAAATGGCATGATAAAAGCTACCAGTTTTAGGGCAAGTAATTGAATTACGGAAACATTCGGCACGGCTGTTAAGAGCTTTTTCATGGTTGACCATATACTTTGCAACCTCGTGAACAATTCCTGCTTGAATGCGTTCAGCAGCAGCGGAATAAATTTCTGCCCCCGGTTCGTTATCGGCAAGCAATAAGTATAAACCAATTCCTGCAGCAATAGTTGATTTTGCATTTTTACGAGGAATCTCAACATAAATTTTTCTATATCGGCGTAATTTTGTGATCCTGTGCTTCCATCCAAAAAGCGGCCGGATGATATCATCTTTTTGCCAATCTTCAAGAATGATTTTTTTTCCCTGAAGCTCTCCCTTAACATGGCAAATATATTTCTCGATCCAGTTTATCACCCGGTCCGCTGCTTTTTTATCGTATATGTATTTTGAATTATTTGTCATTTAATCGAAATCTTTATCTTCATCATTTTTTCCTTTTACAAATGGAGCAACGATTCTACTTTGCGCCGATGGCGTAAGTCCAAATTCGCTTGCAAGTTTAATGGCAGAATTTAAAGCATCCTGAGAAATTTTATGATATGGATTAACAATTAATGATTTTATTTGTCCGGTATCATTTCGCAAAGCCTGCACCCGTGATTTTGTTCTTAATTGTTCCTCTGTTTCTAAATGAAGTGCCATTTGATTTGAAAAAGAAATAAGTAAAGGTAATCCAACTGTTTGAAGTAGATTATTTGCAGCCAATTCTTTAGCTGTTGTTTGATATATTTTTTTTCCAATAGGAGAAAACCATTTTGGTGGATAAGGAATTTTAATCACTCTTTCGACTTCCATTTCCTTTTCAGGAGTTCTACATTTCTGCAAAGTTCCCTGAGCCTTTTTTATTGATGTTGGTTTTGATTTACGACCTGCCATTATATTTCATTAAAATAATTAATAATATTTTTATATATTTTTTCATTGTTAAAAACCACATACTGCTCAATGTTCGCATTATTTGAAAAATTGCCACTTCCTGCAATTACATAATAATTTTTATCTGTTTTTATACAATTAATTTTACTATGATTTCTTGCTTCTTTAAAATCGAATGAAAATTGTTTTTTAAAATGATTTAGAATTTCAATAATATTTTGGTGGTCATATTTCATCATTTTATTAATTAAAATAAAAGCATTTGCTACTGCCCCGGAATTAATAAAATCGCCAAGTGCAAGTAATACGCTTTTTGATAAATTAAAAGTTGAGAAATGAATACTTATGATTTTTTCTGTTTTTAAAATATATGGAATAAATGTAAAAGCATTAAAACTCATTTGAGTAATAATAAATTCCATTTCATTTTTTATTGGCATCTTAAATTCCTTTAAATTTATTAATTTATTAAAATGAAAATCCAAATATTTATCTTTTAAAATTAAATCTCTTTTTTCCTTTTTTTCTTTCTTTGATAATATTTTAAAAGTATTATCTTCAATAATATCAAATTTCAAATCTTCTATATTTCCAAACTCTTCCATTTTGCACGCATAAAAAAGTGATTAACTCACCGATTATAATTTCAAGGCTGTAGTTTTTTATACCCCCCTACCCATAATTTATTTTCATTGATATAATTGGGTTTTATCATGTGATTTTCACCTGTTTTTGATTTTAAGATTAACATTCTATTTATCAGTTAGTTAGCTCATAGTAATAAATACATGGATTATTACCTTTGATTTTATTTTTTAAAAACATTTATCAAGTAATAATCCTGCATTGTTTTTCATTTTCATTTTCATTTCCATTGCTCTTGTATATATCTGAGTTGTTGCAAAGTTTGCGTGACCGAGAAGCATTTGAGTTTGATACTCACTTGCTCCTTGTTCGAGTGCAATTGTCCCAGCCGTATGTCGTAAACTGTGAGCTGTTATCTTTGGATCATCTATTCCGGCAAGGCGTAAATAATATTTAACAAGTTTACTAATGGTCCGACTTGATAACCTTCCATTGCTCTGGTGATTATTATGTGATATAAATAATGGATGATGTTCTTGCCAATCGCGGCGAATAATTAAATAAGAATGAATTTTATCCCATGTTTTATCTGTTAATGCAATTGGTTCCTCCTTTGTGATCTTTCCTTTTCGTTGTACAAATATTACTCTATTATTATAAAGTTCTGATATATCTTTAATATTTATTCGAACAACTTCAATTTCTCTGATGCCTGATCGAAGCATTAAATTAATAATTGCGAGATCTCTTTTGCCAATTAATGTATCCTTTGGAATTACTGAAATAAGTTTCTTAACTTGCTGAATCGACAACGGCAGCTTCTTAAATCCTCTGTACTTTTTAGGAGTTTTAATACCTTCAGCAATATTTTGATAAAATGAATTGAGTTTGCACCAGGAAAAGAATTTACGAATAACTATAACATAATTAGCGATTGTTAATTCGCTTTTATTTTCTTTGTATAATTTTTCTTTGTATTGAATAATATCCGAACGTTTTAGGTTTTTCCAATCTTTTGATGAATTTTCTATCCATGTAAAAAAAATACAAATAATAACATCGTATTGTTTTCGCGATTGACTGCTTACATCCTGATCAGCCAGAAAACAATCAATTAATTCTGTTATATCTTTATCTGTATTCATATTGGTAATGGAATTGATTGTAATAAATCATTACTAACATGAGTGTAAATCTCAGTAGTTTTAGAGTTCTTATGTCCAGCTAATTTTTGTATAATGCGAATATCAGTTCCTGCTTCTAATAATGATGTAAATGATGAATGTCTTAATTGATGAAAGTGACTATCTTTTCTAATATATTTTTTCATTATTTTATTACAAGATGCTGCGGAATATTGTAATCGAAATTGACCATTAAAAAGGAATTCTTTTGGTTTGTATTTTTTATAATACTCTCTTAAATTTTTGAGGATATATTCAGATAATGGAACATAACGATCTGTTTTTCCTTTTGATTGTTGAATTAATATCAACATTCGCGTTGAATCAATATCTTTAATTTTAAGATTAATTACTTCTGAAACTCTCATTCCGGTACTATATGCTAATGCAAGTATAGCTTTATGTTTTATATTTTGTATTGATAATATTTTTGTTTTTAATTCTGTTTTATCAATTACTTGTGGAAGTGTTCTTTCACTTCTTGGCCGACTAAAATCAATTTTATTATATTTTTTCTTTAAAACTTTCTCATAAAAAAACTTTATTGAGCTAATAATTTGATTTTGTTGTGATGTTGATGTAAAATTATATGACTTTAAATATTTATCAAAATCACCTGAAACAATGTGTGCATGGTATTTATCAATCTTATTTAAAAATTCTGTTAAATAATGAGAATACGATTCAATTGTATTTTTTGCATACTTAAAATAATTTAAAGTTTCGATGTAAAACTTTAAATCTTGCTTATTCTTATTATTGATTTCCATGGTATTAAGTTTTGTATTTTATATATAGATGTT